ACAATAGGAGAAAAACAATGAAACAAAACATATATCAAAAACTACACAAAGCTGCCTGCGAAGCAACAGGGGTAGTGAAAGGAAAAAAAGTACCAGGAATGCACTTCAATCCTTTACAGCATGATGAAGTACAAAAGGTTGCTATGGAAGCATTACTATCTAATGGTTTATATCCTGTCTGTACTTACAGCAATGAACTTACAGATAGTTATATCATGGTAACTTGCTTTATGAAGATACACGATATTGATAATCCAACAGACTACATTGAGATTAATGGATGTAGTGCTATGGGAAACTTAGATAAGTTTGGTACAGGTAATGGAATGAGTTATGCTAAAAAGTATGCGTTCCTTAATGCACTCAATTTAAAAACAGGTTTAGATAATGATGATGGCTATAAAGCCGTTCCATTCAAGTCTACAAAAGAATCACAAGCAAAAGCTAGTGGTGGCATTAGTCAAACTAAACAACGGGTTGAAGAGATTAATGTTGATATAGAAGATATAAAAAATGAATTTGCACAAGCCATACATCTTCCAAGATTAAAACACTTGAAAGATACTGTGTATGCAGATCAAATTAAATATCTTCAAACTAAAAATCCAAATGCACTTTCAGAAATAAAAAAAGTTTATGAAAGTCGTATGGAACAACTAAGCCATAAATAATTGGCACAATAAAGGAGCTGTCTCACAAGAGACATCTCTATAACTAAAGGAGCAAACATAAATGTCAGACAAACTGTACATTAACTTAGTACCCAATCCTCAATATACTGAGGGTTCTAACTTACCTGTAATGGTAGGACCAGCTAACCCAAATGCACCAGAAGGAAAAAACTGGAAAATTGGAGTTAAAATTGGGAATGATTGGTATAACCAAGCAGCATTCGCATCTAAGGATGAGGTAGGTGGATTAACAATAATCCTAACACCATCTCAATCTAGTGCTAAACCTGCTGGTGGATATCAACAAAAAGCATTTGCGGCAAAGCCATCTTATGCTAAAACAAATACAGGGTTCAAAAATCAATTTTAATTGATTTGAATCTCATTCTCCTGTGGGTTTTTTTTAGCCACTTTCCCCTTTCTATTTGGCTATAAATTTTGTTTTCCCACAGGAGAGTAAAAACAAAAGGAGAAAGAATGCTACACAAAAATAAATTACAAATTATGTTTCGTAATTTTTGTATAGAATAAATCATAAGGAAATAAAAAATTATGCTACACTTAAAAGAAATACAAACATTAAAGGAGCTAGTAGAACTAGCAATGGAAACAAGAATGGATCTTAACGGAGATGATACACCATTTGCAACGCTTAGTGCTTTGCAAGCAAAACTAACACACATGGAGATAGAGTATGAACAAAACTATAAATTTAGAAGAGCAAATCAAAAACAAACTGCGTGAGCAGAAAAACGCTGAATATGGGAACTACGAAGTCAATTTTAATTTATTGGCTATGCTCTGGTCTGTTGTATTAAAGGATCATCTTCATAAAGATATTCAACCACATCAAGTGGCACAATGTATGGTTATGTTAAAGATGTTACGAACCACAGAGAAATTTAAAGCAGATAGTTATTTGGATGCTAGTATCTATTTAGATATGGCTAAGGAGCTACATAAGAAAGTATAATAACCATGTTTCTCAATGAACCTGCGGTTCAAGGAGCTACATAAAAAGATATAGACAAAAGGGTGAAATTGTGATTAAAAAAAAGAGATTTGGTAGCGTATCATTTGAGTACATAGAAAAATACGATACTGAAGAGAATGCTATAAAAGGAGAGCGAGGTTCTTTTATAGAAGTTAAATTAGGTCCTATCAAAATAGAGAAGACCTTAATAACAAAGGAGGATTCTAATGAATCTAAAAACTCGTTTGCAAAAGCTGAAAGACTTGCAGCAAAAGAAACATGAGAAGTTTCTACAGTTAAAGTCTAAAGCGAACAAGTATCATCAACAATCTATGCAGTTGATGAACAAGGTAATGCAAACAGAAGACCAATTATTATCCAGTAGATAATAATAGGAAACAAAAAAAACAAACAACGACAAGTTGTGAAACAACTAGAGAGGATACTATGCTTAACCAAAAACAAAACGAAGAACTACAACAAGTATTAAACTTTACCCCTTACGAAAATCTTACAGCAAGAGAGAAAACTATTTACCTAACTGCTGCCAGGAATGGATATAACTTAGGAATGAAACATAGAAAGCAAATAGATAGAGTGGAGTCTAACAGCTTCCATAAAGAAATTGTTAGAGTTAAATACATTAATAAAAATCATTCAGAAAAAATAACAGAAACAGGAATTACGATTGGCAATGATATTGTAGATAAAGTTTGTGCTTTATATCAGATTAATAAAGAGGATTTTATTTCTAACAAACGATTAATGTCTTTGGTGCAAGCTAGATCCATTGCTATTAATTTAATTAAGGAAGTATTAAACATTTCTTTAAACTCTGTGTCCATGTTTATAGGAGAGAGAGATCACTCCACCATCGTGCATCATCTTAAAATGAAATATGAAAAGAAAAGGTTTTGGCAAGAGGGAAAAAGAATTTGGGAAGATTATAATACGATTAAGGAATCGTTATAATCAATCTTTAAATCCTGCTAATAAACTCTTATAAGATTTCTTAGATATAGTAGATTTAGATTTGGGTCTGGATGTACCCGCTTCTTTTCTTTTGTTAATGTTGTAGTACAAACCTTTCTTTGCCATCTTTCCAGATTTGGTTTTGTGATACTTGGACTTCATATTAACCCTTCATTAATAAGGATTGAAATGCTTTGCCTGATTTCTTTTCCATGCCTTTTAGTTTTTTCTTTTTAATCGTAGCATAAAAAACAGACTCACCTTTTTTCATGCCATATTCTTTCTTCATGGCACTCATCATTTTTTTACCTTTGCTAGTTAGTGGCATAATAATTATTTTTTATTTTTCTTTTTCATTTTCTTTGGTGGTCTTCCAACTTTGCTTCCGTATGTTCCTTTACCTTTTGGCATAAATGTTTCTCCTTTGTATATCTGTTAATCTTCCTATAGTAGCATTATCAACATAAAGATTAAAGCAAAAACCATGGCAAAATAGTTTCTTTTCTGCGTTGATAATCCAACCGCCATTGGTGGTTCTATGTTCCTTGTTGCAGATACCGCAGTTACCTACAATAAATTCTTTTGTTTTCTTTTTACGCATTAACTCTTCTTATGTCGTGCAGCAAACTTCCTAGCAGCTTCCTTACTGCCGAACCCCCATGCTTTCAATGCTAGTTTTAATCTAGTAGGATCTCCATTCTTATTTAACAAAGAACCTTTCATGTTGCCAAACCTTGCAGCGAAGCTAACTCTTCTTGGATTCGTACCAGACTTAACAGGAGCTTTTAAATTAGATCCTTCTTTACGATTAAAATAATCTCTACCTTTTTGATTGAGACCACCTTTAGGATTTTGATAAACTTTTTTTACCATTATAAACCAATATACTTAAAAGCGTTTATATGATCTATTGTTTTTTCTCTTTCATTGTTGATACATTTGCAGTCTTGTAACAAGCAACAAAAACCCATGTATAATTTGTAGATACAATGTTTCATTTTTTCATCATCATTTCGTTCATGTGATTATACACTCTACCAAATTGCTGATTAATAATAAATAGTTCTGCTTGTATTCCTGAAGTTTTTTCTTTTAGGTCTACTACGCTTACAAGTACCCATGTAGATAAACCCATTAGAATCGTACCTAAGACTCCTATAATCCACTTGATATCTATCTTCATATGTCTTTGCTCTTAATTTTGATATGACCAAGTATCTTATCTTTGTTAGTACCTTCTTTAATTGTGTAACCTGAACCATTCTTATTGATCTCAACTTCTTTTCTATTATTGAGAAGAACTTTATTGCTTTGTTCTTTTTTCTTTTCTTCATGGTTCTTGATGATTAAATCTTTAAGTCTTTCCATAAGCACATTGTGTTGTGCCTTCCTTTGTTAATTATTCCTCGTCTTCTTCGGAGTCTTCGTAATCTTCATCTTCAAAGTCATCTTCATCTGAAGC